CATAGGAGTAAAAAATGGCAACAGCAAATGCAGCAACCACCTTTTTAGAAAATAGACTTTTAAGTTTAATTTTTAAAAACAACGCAGCATCCTTTAGTACACCGGGAGATAGTATTTATGTTGGACTAGCAACAGCGGTATCTAACTTCAATGATTCAACAGGTGAAACAGATGAACCTACGATTACAGAGGCTACCTTTGGTGATTATGTAAGGCAGCAAGTGACAGCAGCAAACTGGACATTAACATCTGATACTACAGAAGCACAAACAATAAAAAATGCTGCGAATATAGAATTTCCAGCATCTACTGGAACAAGTAATACAATAACTCATGTATTTATAGCTACAGTAGCCTCTGGAACATCTTTAGATACAGAAGGATCGGGTGGTAATGTTTTATTTATAGGAGCATTAGACGCAAGTAAGGTGATTGCAACTGGAGACATATTTAGAATTAATACAAATAACTTAACAATAGAGTTGAAATAATGGCGTTAGTAATAAACGACAGAGTAAAAGAAACAACAACTACAACTGGCACTGGTGCATTGACATTAGCAGGTGCAGTGACGGGTTTTGAAACTTTTGGCACTGGCGTTGGTAATTCTAACACAACATATTATGCTGTAACATTGCCCGGTACAGCAGAGTTTGAGGTTGGTTTAGGTACACTTAATGGTGATTCAACCACAATAACAAGAAGTACGGTTATTAGTAGCTCAAACAGTGATAGCGCAGTTAACTTTAGCGCAGGAACAAAAACTATTTTTTGTACATTACCAGCATCAAAGACAGTATTTTTAGATGCAAGTGGGAATATAATTGCAGCAAATGGTAGTAATTTAACTGCATTAAATGCTTCTAACCTATCAAGTGGCACTGTACCAAATGCAAGACTAGACGCTCAACTACAAGATGTTGCTGGGTTAGCAGTAACAGATAGTGGCTTTATTGTAGGTGATGGATCTAATTTTGTTTTAGAAACTGGTGCAACAGTTAGAACGTCTTTAGGATTAGGTACGGCTGCAACGTTAGATACTGGTATCTCTAATACTAACGTAGCGAAATTTACATCTGGTGTTGCAGATGATGACTTCTTACGTGTAGATGGAACATCAATAGAGGGTAGATCAGCAAGTGAAGTTTTATCTGACATAGGTGGTCAAGCCAGCTTGACTTTTGGAATATCAAATACAAACGCAGTTAAGATAGACAGTTCAAGTGTTGCTGATGACGAGTTCGCTAGATTTACTGCTAATGGACTGGAAAGTAGAAGTACATCTGAAGTACTGTCCGACATAGGTGGTCAAGCTGCACTTACTTTTGGGATTTCCGATACTAATATTCCTATATTTACTAGTGGTGTAGTAGATGATGATTTTCTTAGAGTTGCAGGGACTTCTATCGAAGGTAGATCGGCAAGTGAAGTGCTATCAGATATTGGTGGTCAGGCATCGTTAACCTTTGGCATAGCTAATACAAATGCTGTTAAGATAGATCATGCGAGTGTTGCTGATGATGACTTTGCAAGATTTACAGCAAATGGATTAGAGGGCAGAAGTGCAGCAGAAACAAG